CAGAACAACTTCCTGGTTTTTGTGATCCAACAGGGGCCTTTCCTGAAGATGATGATATGCAGTGGTTACGTGATTTGGCAAATATGCAATTACCTGATTTAAAAATGTTAAATTTAAGTGGATTTACGGCATTTATAACAAAACAATTATCTAAACTTAATGCCGCCATAGCTAAAGTTAATGAAGAAGTTGATGCACTTGTATCTAAGGCAAAACTTGATCCAGAAAAAATTTGTACTGAACCAGTAAGAAATTTTATTACATTTTTAATGGACTTAGTAAAGGTGTACATGAAAGTAATGAAAGTATTGCTGGCAATATTGAAAATTATTAAAATTATAAAAAGAATTATGAAATTAATTAGAAAGATTTTAAAATGGACTCCACCATTTATAGTTCCGTTAGTGGAAAAATTATTAGATTTACTTGCACTTATAGGATTAGTAGATATGATTGTTGATCTTGTAACTCAAACTGTTGGTAAATTTGCTGCAATATTACCAACATTATATGCACAATTAATATCCATTTTGGCAGGATGTGTAGGAAAACCAGTTGATAGTGAAGAATCTTGTGAAGAAGCCGGAGGAACTTGGATTGGTCCAGAAGAAATAGCAGAACTTAAAAAGTTAGCCGACAAAATGTCAAGTGAACAGAGTGCATTTGATAGAATGATGAGTGGTGATAAATCAGATGATCCGACTGAAGATGATACGGGAGTTGATGGTGGTGCAGTTGATGGGGATACATTTGGTTTTTGTTCAATAGTTGAACATACAAATAAAGAGGATTGTGAAGGTGCAGATGGAGTTTGGACAGAATTGAGTGTGGATACAGATTTTAGTAAAGTGGATACTTCTCCACTTACTGATGAATTGTCAAAACAGATTGATGAATTAGATAAATGTTTTGCAGATCCAGTATTACAAGAATATTTAGAAAGTTTATAAAGGAGATCATAAAATGAAGAAACAAGAGTTATTAAAAATAATTGAAGCAGTAGTTCGTAAGGAAGTTAAAAAACAAATGAATGAGATATTTATTAAAGAAGAAAACTCATCTTCACTTACCGAATTAGTTTCAAAACCAATAACTGAAAAAGAGGTTAAAGAACCTATTAGAAAACAGTATAAAGTTAAACCTAAAAAAGAGGTACATTATACATCAAACACAGCTCTTAACAAAGTGTTAAATGAAACTGTTGGTGGAGTTCCACAAGGTGAAGCTGGAGGTCCACAAGTTGGAGGATATGAAGATTATCCAACTTTAGGTGATGGAGTATTTGATTCTAATAAAATAAATGATGTTTTAGCAGGTTCACCAACAGGAGTAGCACCTACTGAAACCGTAAAACAGAAGAAACGAGATATAGGAGCAGTTCAAACTATTAAGAATGCAAGAGTAAATGTTGATCAAGTTCCTGACCATGTACAAAATGCATTAACACGAGATTATTCAGATGTTATGAAAGCAATCGACCAGAAAAGGGGTGGAACGAATTTTCGTCCATAGTGAGGTGAGTGATGACATTAGATGAAAAGTTTTTAAAGTATAAACTTGAAAAGATTAAAAATGAAGATATTTTTAAAGATCAAGATTCTGGAACTAAAAAACGGATAAGAAAGGCGAATTCTAAAAAGGCAAAAAAGGAAGCCAATGCAATACATTCTTATTTAACTGGTATAGATACTGTTCAGCCGTGGAATAGGAATAGGTCTTTTATAAGTGATGAAGGAATCCCTGGCAGCTTAACGATATCTGGTAACGGTAAGTTGGATGTAGTACAAGTAAAGGGAAGAGGAAGAGGTCCCTTATCAATACTAAAATCAAGACAGTTAAAAATCTTTAAAAAGATTTTTGATAGTTTAAATATTATATTTAAGCGTGATAGATTATCAATTGGAGGAAATTTATTAGTTGAAAAAGATTTAGAAATAAAAGGAAATCTTATTGTTTTACAGGGGACAGGACGTGGAGCGAAAAAAAGTACTACATTTCACGGGAATCATATTTTTGATGGAAATTTAGAAGTTAAGAAAAATACTACTATTCGTAATCATTTATTTGTCAGTAAAAATACAGTTAGTGAAAATCTTACAGTTAATAAAAATTTTTCAGCTAATCAAGGTATGTTTAATCAAGAACTTATGGTAAATGGTAAGACTGATATTAATGGGGATACAACTTTCACAAGAAATGTAACTATAGGAGGTGATTTAACGTTTGGAGATACAACACTGTCCCCAGATACAACTTCAGCAACTCCTGATGGATATACTTATTTAATGAGTGGTATATTATTACAGTGGGGAACGGATACGAGAGCTGAAGATGGAGCTTTTGTAATTTCATTTCCAACATCATTTCCAAATGCATGTTTTTCTGTTACGGTGAATAGGCAAGCTGGTAATGGTGCTGATGATCATAAAACTTATGCGGTAACAGCAACAATAATTACTACAACTGGATTTACCATTGATAGAGATGATAATATTCATGGTGAAGATTCTATAAATTGGATAGCAATAGGAAACTAAGGAGAATATAAATGGGAGCAAGAGAAAAAGATTTAAATCCTGATGTTTTTATAGGATTACAACTTCCACTTGGATATTCAAATACAGGATTTTTTAAACAAACTAAAACTACGTTTGAGCAGGCAAAATATAATATAGTAAATTTATTTAGAACGATTCCAGGTGAAAGATTAGGACAACCTACATTTGGTTCAGTATTACACGAAATTATTTTTGAACCAATGAACGAAGATTTTACTGATATAATGCAGGAAGCGATTGAACGATCACTTGAAACTTGGTTGCCATATATAAACATTAAAAATATAGATATTGCAGTACCAGATTATAATATTAATAGAGTAAATATATCAATAGATTTTGGATTATCATTCGAGCCCGATAGATTTGAAACAGTTTCGATAAGTTTTGATCAATTTGAATCTATAATTAAAGGATAACGGAGAAAGTAAATGGCTACAAAAGGATTAAGTAGAGATGTAAAATATTTAAATAGAGATTTTTCTTCTTTTAGAGATGGTTTAATAGAATTTGCACAAACATATTTTCCAAATACATATAATGATTTTAATGAATCAGATCCAGGTATGATGTTTATAGAAATGGCATCATATGTAGGAGATGTGCTTTCATATTATATTGATGAACAATTTAAGGAAAGTTTATTAACATATGCAGAAGAAAAGAAAACCATATATGAAATTGCACAAGGATATGGATATAAACCAAGACAGACTTCAGCAGCAACTGTAGTACTTGATGTATTTCAAACTGTACCAGCTAAGACTCCAGCAGTTACCCTTCCCGGTGGTGATGTTGGAAACCCTCCAGATGAAAATTATTGTTTAACAATCCCGGCCGGGATGCAAGCAACATCCACGAATGGAACAGTTTTTAGAACAACAAGTGAAGTAATTTTTAGAGATTCAAGTTCATTAAGTAAAAGAGAAGAAAGTATTGCTGAAGTCAATGAAGATGATGAAATTACTAAATGGTTATTTAAAAAACAAGTTAATGCAGTTAGTGGAACAACTACAACTGAATATATAACGTTTGGAGCAGCAGAAAAATATAAAAGAATAGTATTAGCAAATAGTCCTGTATTAGAAATTATTTCTATAACAGATAGTGATGGAAATAAATGGTATGAAGTTCCATATTTAGCTCAAGATACGGTATATGCGGATATAGAAAATACATCTTTAAATTCTCCTAGTTTAGTGAGTGGTAGAAATTTTGCACCATTTTTATTAAAACTTGTAAAGACATCTAAACGATTTACAGTTTATATAAGACCAGATGGAAAAACTGAAATGAGGTTTGGTTCAGGAGTCGCAGCAGGAGCCGATGAAGAAATAATTCCGAATCCAAGTTCAGTTGGTTCTAATCTACCAGGAACACCGAGTTTTCTTGATACATCATTTGATCCAGCAAACTTTTTAAATACGGAAACTTATGGTCAATGTCCAACAAATACAACATTAACAATTAGGTATTCGTATGGTGGTGGTGTTGATGATAATATAGCATCAAATCAAGTTCAGAATATTAGTTTGATTAGTGCTGAAATTGATGCTTCGACTATTGGTGAAACAACAGAAATTTTACGAACCCAAACTAAAAATTCAACAGCAGTAACAAATCCAAATCCAGCAACTGGAGGTGGTGGAGCAGAAACACTTGAAAATATAAAAGTAAATGCACTTGCATATTTTCAAGCACAAAGTCGGGCAGTAACTAAGGATGATTATATAACTCGTGTTTATTCGTTACCACCTAAATATGGTAATATAGCAAAAGTTTATATTATACAGGATGAACAGGTTGCTTCAGTGGATCAAAATACAGGTGATGTTGATTATCAACCTAATCCATTGGCATTAAATATGTATTGTTTAGGATATGATGGTGATACAAAGTTAGTTGCGTTAAATGAAGCTGTAAAAGAAAATA